CTACAGCGATATCCCTCCTGAAAGCGGATTCAATGCAACGGCATTTTGCAGGTACTCCGGTGACAAATGCGCGTAAGTCATCGTCTGCTGGATGTTTGCATGACCCAGTATTTGCTGTAATGCAATGATGTTGCCCCCGTTCATCATGAAATGACTCGCGAAGGTATGACGCAGGATATGCGTTGCCTGATTTGCAGGAATATCGGGTTTAACCATCTTCAGCACCTTGCAAAAACTCACGTAATCGACGTTGAACAGATTCCCGCTGGCATTCTTCTTTATCAGCGATTCAAGTTCAGATGAAATTGGTACAGTGCGCTTTTTTCCGTTTTTGGTTTTCAGGAATGTCACGCGCCCGTTTACTATCTGTGCCGGTTTGAGTGTTGCCAGCTCTGACCACCGCCCGCCGGTACTAATCCCCAGCAGGGCAACCAGCAGATCATCACCTGTAAATGACTTAAGCAGCAGCGCAATTTCTGCCTTGTTAAGGAAAGCCATTTCAGGGTTAGTCTCTGCCAACGGAGGCAAACCATGAACGGGGTGCGCCCCAGCAAACTCTTCAAGTTGAATCAGCTTCGTGAACATGCCTGATAAGCGGTACATGTCACGGTTTATCGTCGATGCGCTGACTCCCTCACTAAGCCGCTTTGAACGGTAATCCATAAGTGTTCTTTTGCTTAACCTTGTAACTGGTATGTCTCCCATATCACCAATGGTTTTTAGCAAATGATTAAACTCCTTCGTTCCGCGCTCATGGTTCTGTCCGTAATACTTCCACCATACGTCCAGCAACTCTGAAAGCGTTCTACGATCCGCTCGCTTACCCGCCCATTCTTTGGTCTGTGCGTTTGCCAGCGTGTAGCGCTCAAAAGCCAGTGCTTCGGCTTTCCTGTCAAACTTCCGGCGAATGCGACGTCCTTCGCGCCCGCGCGGCCTAATGTCCACTTCGTAACGACCATCATCGAGCTTCTTAATTGACATAAGAAAGCCCTCCGGTGGGGTTATGACTATCTTGGTAACAAATAGTGAAAATATAATGCTTATAAAGCGTTAACCAATCTTCTTCTCGGAGTGGTCTGATTTTGTTGCATCTTGCCCATTGTGCGCGAAAGCCGGCGCGATCTGACCAGCTTGCGGGGCGGTTTTATCTGTCATGAGCCACAGTGTGTATTTCTGAAATTTAGGTGTGTTTGTCACCTGCATAACCACTTGTAATCCAGGTGATTTATATCCCCCCTCATAATTTTTGACTGTACCGAGCGCCAGCCCGCAAGCTTCACAGAAACTTTTTTGCGTTAGCCCCTCAGCTTTACGTACTGCTTTAAGTTTTTGACCTAACTCCATTGACAAGGACTCCCCTTGGTGACTATATTCACCGCGAAAGGTAACCATAGGGAAACCTTTTACGGCATGACTCCAGCGACTCAGGAAGCATCCTGAACCGTTCTAAGCCCGCTGGATCTGACAAGGTTAGCATGTAACCACATGAGAATGGAGTGTGTTATGGAAGCAAACGACTACGTTATTCAGTATCCGCTTGACGCGGTTCACCCTGATAAGTTCGCGGAATTGCTGGGAAAACCTCGCACCGCAGTAGTAGCGATGATTGAAAAAAACAAACTGCCGGTCATTGAGTTTCGCGACCCGGCAAAACCGAAAGCGCGTGCCGGTGACAAGCTTGTTTTCATTCCTGAGTTCAATCGCGGCGTGCGTGAGGCGTTTTATAACCGCCCGGCAGAACAACGTGATGCATGGTTGTTGTGGATGGGGCTATGACTATGAATGAGCCACGCTGCATAGCTCAGTTACTCCGTAACGAGAGCCCGACCCCGATTAACTTCACCATCACCCACGGCAGGGGACGTAAAGGCATCATTATCCGTACCCGTAAGCCTGGCATTTTGGCCGCTGTTGTTAAGCGCATTATAAAAATCAGAGAGGTGTCAAAATGGCTGTGATGACTCTTGATTTGGTACAAAAACAACCTGCTGCTCTTCGCGTTGTCATCGGCAAACATCTTGCAGATGCTCGCTGGCAGGACTCCTGCGATTTCTACAATCAGATGATGGAACGCGACCGCCTGACGGTCTGTTTTCATGCTCAGCTTAAACAGCGTCACGCGACCATGCGTTTTGAAGAAATGAACGATGTAGATCGTGAGCGTCTGGCCTGCGCGATTGACGAGCTGCGCGGTGCGTTTTCTAAACGGCGTCAGGTCGGAGCCAGTGAGTCGGCGTATATAAGTTATCTGACAGTAAGCCAGCGCCGCACTTTATTCCTTCATGCAGGTTTAACTGAAAAGGAATTTAACCAGCCTTACTGGCGAGTTAATGAAGAGTCATGTTATTGGCGTGAAAAATTATTCCGTGCTCTACGTGAGTTATTCAGCCTCTTTGAATATGCCCCAACTATTTTGACCTCGGTTAAGCCCGAGCAATATTTGCATTAATTAAGCAAAGGGAATTTTTTACGCGCTTGAATGCGTGGGACATCTTTTTGTCTGGAGCCGGGTAAATGGAAAAAGAAATATCAGTTCCTCGCAGCAACATGAAAGAGTTGTTAGCGCAGGCCACCTTTGAGGCTCAGATAGTCACCGCGACGCGTTTTGCGTCTGCGCTCGATTCTCTGATAGCTCACATTTGCAAGTCAGAAATGAACCGCACGGAAATCATTGAGCTGTTGGGGCAGGAGTCCGAAAAGCTTCACAACTCTATATTAAATCAGCGATAAGTTATTAAGGGGCTGTATGAGTATTAATATTGTTGTCGATGATAAGTTCGTAATTACCAGCGACCAGTTCCAGTTTATTTTGCAGGAAAAGAAAATCGCTAAGTCTGGAAAGAATGCCGGTAAAGAGTGGCTCGATACTGTTGGTTTTTATCCAACAATTGGCAAGCTCGTTTCCGCTCTAGTGCTGCACAACATTTTAACCGGCGAAGCTCGTCAGTTTTCTGAATTAGAGAAGCAGGTCGAGCAGTTAGGTCAAAAATGTCTCGAAGCATTCACTGCTAATGGCCGTTGAGACCCGGGGGCGCGTTGCCCCCTCGCCACCCCCACCACTATCAAAAAGCACCGATGAGACTTTCGTCGGTGCTTATCCGTGGAACAAATCCCGCGAGGCCATTGGCCGCGACAGACCCCTTACACGTGCCGAACTCCGTCAGGTGCAAGGTGTTTTAAACCGGATTGACCGTCTGCCGTTTTTCCTGCAAACGCTGTTTACCTCGCGTTATAACTTCATCCGCCGCACAAAGAGCCCTTTGGGTGGGTTGTATTTCCTCAAAAACACGTTTGAGCGCAAGCTGTTGCCGCGTCTTGAGCGGGTTAATGAGCTGTGCGGGATGAATGAATCCGCCTCGATAGGTTTTTTATCTGCGCGTGATGAATATGCACGCCTGCCGGATATGAACGACAAAGAGCTCAGGAAATTTGCTGCCAGAATAGCCTCGCAGCTCTGGAGCAGATACGAAGAGTTAAGCGATGCATGGGCGCACGCTCACGGCGGCAGAGAGACCCTCTTCACTGATGAGGCGCAGGCGCATTTATACGGAAAGGTTGCCGGAGTCGCGCGCGCTTTTAACTTTACCCCGATGTACTGGAAAAAATACCGTAAGGGTCAGATGACGATCCGCATGGCATTTTCCGCTATTTCACGTCTGATTAAGGATGAGTGGTGGGTTAACCAGCTCAAGGCGCAGCGTATGCGCTGGCGCGAGGCTCTGCTCATCGCTGCCGGTGAGGTCAACAAAGACCGCTCCCCCTACGCCAGCAAAATGGCGATCCGCGATGTTCATGCGCGCCGCCTGGCTAATCTCGAATATCTGAAATCCTGCGAGCTCGAAAACAAAGTCACTGGCGAGCGTGTCGACCTCATCAGTAAGGTCATGGGGAGTATTTCTAACCCTGAAATCCGCCGCATGGAGCTGATGAACACTATCGCCGGCATTGAGCGCTATGCGGCCAGCGTTGGTGATGTTGGGATGTTTATCACGCTGACCACGCCATCGAAGTATCACCCGACGCGTCAGGTCGGCAAGGGCAAAAACAAAACGGTACAGCTTAATCATGGCTGGAACGAAACCGCATTCACCCCGAAAGACGGGCAGCGCTATCTGTGTCGAATCTGGAGCCTGATGCGCACCGCGTTCAAAGATAACGATTTAGAGGTTTACGGGATGCGTGTTGTCGAACCGCACCACGACGGCACGCCGCACTGGCACATGATGCTGTTTTGCAAACCCGGTCAGCGTAAAGCCATTAACGAAATTATGCGTCGTTATGCCCTCAAAGAGGACGGTCATGAAAAGGGCGCGGCAAAACAGCGCTTTGAGTCACGTCATCTTAATCAGGGCGGCGCGGCGGGTTATATCGCTAAATACATTGCCAAAAATATCGACGGTTACGCACTCGACGGCCAGCTCGACCACGACACCGGCAAGCCTCTGAAAGATACAGCCGCCGCCGTGACCGCATGGGCGTCTACATGGCGCATCCCGCAGTTCAAACCAATTGGCCTCCCGACGATGGGCGCTTACCGCGAACTGCGGAAGCTGCCGCGCGGCGTGAGTATCGCCAGTGAGTTTGACGACCGTGTCGAGGCTGTCCGGGCTGCTGCTGATGAAGGTGAATTTGACCTGTATATCATCGCGCAGGGAGGAGCAAACATTAAGCGTGATGCTCAGGCCGTCAGGGTCGCCCGTAAGGTGACGGACGAGGTCAACGAATACGAGGAAGATATCGAGAGGGTGGTCGGTATTTATGCCCCTCACCTTGGGGCTGACCGTGTCCGTGTAACCCGTACAGCCGAATGGCGCATCGTTCCAAAGGTTTTGGCCGTTGAGCCTTTGACCTTAAAAAGCGGCTTCGCCGCGCCTCGGAGTCCTGTCAATAACTGTGGAAAGCTCACCGGCGGTGACGATCCAGTTATGACCTCCACACCGTCTGAGCAAGCCGCAGCGGTGTTAAATCTGATTGAGCGCGGGGTAATCGGCTGGAATGAGCCAGATGTCGTGAAGGTGCTTAACGGCGTGTTAAAAGCTTGCGCACCACGTAAAAATCGCCAGCAAAGAAGCAATGCGCCGCTCAAAACGAGCGAGCTGGCGCCATCAGCCAGGATGACAAAACCCGAAAGGGATCGCGTCGCAAAAATTCGTTTCGATTTGGCTCAGGAGGGCATTACACCGGAACGGTGGGAGCTCGACGCTCTGGCTCGTGGGGCAACGGTAATTTATGGCGATAAAAAATTCAGATATCCGGTGGCTGATGAGTGGCCGGGATTTTCAATGCAAGAGGAGTGAAGTTAATGAGCAAAATTCATGAGTTAAAAATCGCACCAGAGCATTTTAAAGCAGTGCAATCTGGTGATAAACGCGCTGAGTTTCGTTTCAGTGACCGCGATTTTGCGTGTGGCGATGTCCTCAGGTTAAACGAGTGGGAACAAGAAAAAGGATATACCGGAAAACGCGTGTCAGTGAGGGTAACGAACGTTACCGATTTAACAGAGTGGGTAGCAAATTATGTAATGTTGAGTTTCCAGTTAATGCTGGATGACTCCGACTGTGGCATGACCATCATGAACTGGAAAGAACTAAGCGAGAAGGGGCTGGTTTTCAGAATTAATCATGAAATTTTACACCCACTAGGGCTGGCTGTTGGATATGAAACGACTAACGGGGTTTCGGCTGGGGCTTTCGTCGCTGATGATGGTGTCTGGCAATATTCTGATGAGCTGGTCGCTCATGCGAAAGTAAATGGGTGGTTAAGATGAGCCATAGACGTCCGAAGTTGGCTAACCTGGTCAAAATGGAATGTGTCAGCTCGTCAGATTCACAATGGTTTCCCATAATTCCGCCGCCACGCCGACGATAGCAAACACCACCGGTGCTGAAACTTGCTTTCAGTGCCGGTGGTGTTGAACAACGAGCCTGGCGAGGCGTTAGCTGATGAGGTGTTTAAATCTAAGTCCGGAAAAGTAGATTGAAGCAAAAACGTCCATTATGATGGCCTAAAGGTTAACCCAAAAGGAAATCATGACAATGAGCGTTGGATTAATTACAGACGAGCCCGGACGTTTTTACACCTTCCATTCAACATTACCAGCCGGTGAATATTTTGAATTTCGCCCCCGCAACCCACCTCTGAACTCAAAACCCATCGTTGATGACGAAAGCGGGATGTGTATTGGTTATTCCGTCTCTCAGGCTCCCGGTCTATGGCAAATTTATGATGCCGACGGCATGTTTGTCAGGCTGGAAGAAGCACCGTTAGAAGCCCCCCTGATTGATCCAACTGACCTCGCTTTAATTGCCTTTGGTGTGTTTCGTCTTTTTCGTGCGGGTCAGGCATTACTGGAGAGTGGTGTCAAAACTGCCGTAACGGTGAGACTCAGTGAGGCCACCATTAGTCTCTTGCGTGGTCGTCTGAAAATGGGCTTATCAGCTCGCGCGCTCAGGATGAGTGAGTCATCAGCAAAACACATGTTGAACCCCGGTCGCTATGTGCCTTTACAGATTCAGGAAAAGGCCATTCGCTATGGCACACGAACGCCGGACCCACTGAAAAAGCCAGGCCTTTTCCGGTATGAAGCGCGTATGTATAAACTTGTTGAGAACAAGCAAAATAAAGGCTCATATATTTACAAGTCATACCGTCTTGAGGTTTTAGTCAGAGAAGCTGACTGGACTATCATGCATTTTCAGTACATGCCGTGAAGGGGGAATAATGATAGATATCACCAGCGGTGACAGGCATCTGAAATTAACGCCTTATGAAAGAGTGAGTGAGCCCGAGATACCAGCCTATAGCCGTATTATGGTATGGGTTGAGTTCTCAATTCCTGCCTTAAAAACCGAGTTTGCAGCAGAGTTTTTTGTCGGTCAGTTAGAGCAATTTAGGAATGATACGCAGGGTTTCTATCAGGCCTTAAAGAATGGGGTGAAAGTTAAGGATATTAATTTAACCTCAGCATTCGAGCAGGTTGTGCTTAAGCTTCACCAGGCGCATTTTGCCGGGGCTGTTGGCGTCAGCATGGAACTAAAGCCTGAAAACCATGCTGAAAGTATTACGCTTGAGGGTTCCCTCGATATTGATGAAAGTTATTTTCCCGACCTGCTCTCAGGTCTGGACGACATCATTTCATGGCAAAACTGATACATGCATTCAGCCACAAGACCGGTACTCAGAATGTCGGTTTTTTATGCCATTTATCCGCGATTTTCCCGTTTTTAAGCAGCGCATGCATCAGGTGCATGAATTTGCATTCGTTTTTTATTCCTGCGTTTGCCAGCCAGCGCCAGCACTGGCGCGGCTCGGGGCTGATGATGCACCTGCATTAAAAGCACCCCGTTAAGCGCGCAGGCGAGGCGGGGATAGCACTGCGCGCCAGACGTGGTGACAGGATTTATTTTACGCGTCTGTGCGCGTCGTGGTGGCGCGCTGTTATGTGCGGTCGGTTAATGAGGTGGTGGCGTGGTTGCGCCGCGTGTGCGGCGTCTGGCTCGCTCTGAGGGGATGCCGCCCGGAGGCGGCATTCTGGCGGGGGGTTACTCGGTTTCGATGTTGTAATCCTTAAAGCGGATCACCTCTAAACCGAGCCATTCATTGATTTCCTTGAAACGCTCCTGCAACGGCGTCAGCTCGTTACGCACAAACACCCGCGCCACCTTCTCGATATCACCCATTGAGCCGATATTTTCGGGCTTGCCGCCCATAAGCTGGAACGGTACGCGGTGCGCATCGAGCAGGTCGGCGGCGCTCACCTTTTTGATGTTGAAAAAATCATCCTTCGTGGCGACTTCACTCAGCGGCACAATCTTGATGCCGTCCGGTTTCCCGTTCGGGGCGTAGAAAAACAGGTTTTTGAAATTCCCGAGCCCTTTCGAGTCGCGCATCGCGGAGCGCAGCGCCTCGACGTCGGTGCTGCTCTGCGCCGCGTCGGTGACGTACATGATGTAACCCGCGTGCGCGCCGTTCTGGTAATACTTGCGACGAAACAGCGTGGCGGATTCATTCAGCCAGGCGGAATTAAGCGCGCTCAGGTATTCCGGAATCCCGTAGAGCTCCTGATTGATATCGGGCTCAAGCAGGTGAAACACCGAGCCGGGCGCGAACTGGTGCGGGTGCGTATAGTCCGACACGTACCAGTAAACGCCATCCTCGACACCACGGCGGGTGTATTTGGCTGGGGAGGTTTCCAGTTTAAAGAGCTGGCCGGTCACGCTCATGCGCTTCTCAAGATAGCCGTTGGCAAACACCAGATAATCGAGCACAAGGCGGCTGAAATCCTGCCGTGAAAGCAACGGATGCGGGATGTAGGTGCTCGTCAGGATGTTACGCTTCACGTAAATCGGGGAGCTGTGATGTACGGCGGCGCGCAGGCTTTTCGCCAGCCCGGAGAAGTTGACCGGCGGCTCGTACCATTTGCCGTTATTGATGCACTCGACATAGTCGAGGATATCGCGGCGATCCAGAACGGGTGACGGCTCGCCAAAGGTGAACGCCTCCATTTTCTGCGGTGCGCTGGCGGTCATGTTGGTCTGTTTTGGCTGTTTCTTTTGGCGTTTTTTCATCTTAGTTGATATCCAGAATCGAGGTTGAATGCATACCGCTACCGGCGGAAAGTGGCTCGTTTAACAGGGCGTGCATGGTCGCCCATGCGATATCCGCGTGGCTGGCTTCCTCACTGCGGCTGGCTTCATAGGTGGCACTGCGGCCACTGCTGGTCATGGTTTTGCGGATAGCCATAAATGACTGCGTGATGTCGGTCGCACCGGCGTCATACTCCAGACACCCGCGTCGTATGGTGTCTTTCGCTTTCAGCACCATTGCGGTTTTCATTTCCGGCGTGTAGCGGATGGCGCGCGCTGCCGGGAAGAACGAGCGCACGAGCTGGTAAACACCCTGGCCGATGCCGGTCGCATCGATGCCGATATAGTCGACGGTGTATTTCTCGGTCAGCGCACGGATGGCCTCGGCCTGCGCGGCAAAATCCATACCTTTCCACTGGTGACGCTCAAGGATGCGGAACTTGCCACCGGCAACCAGTGGCGGAGCCAGCACCGCACAGCCTGCGCTGTCGCCGGTGTGTGACGGGTCGTAGCCAATCCAGACCGGACGCCAGTTAAACGGACGGTCGGCAAACGGTTCGAAGTTCTCCCATTCTTCCATCGCATCGACCATGCAGCGTTGCAGCTCCTCGAACGGGAATACCGACGCCTTATCGTCGACGAACTCGCACATAAACAGGTTACGGAAGTCATCCGCGCTGTTTTCCTGTCTGAGCTGGTCGAGGTTAAACAGGGTGCAGCCACCGGCGAGCGCGTCCTCAATGGTGACAATCTGCCGCCACTGGCCGTCCCCGCATAACATGCCCCCGGCAAGCGCCTGATGACTGATATCGATGTCGACACGTTCGTCGCGGTTACTGCGGCCACGGTTAAACAGCTCCCCTGACCAGAACGGATAAGCGCCGTGCGCCAGCGTGGACGGCGTCGAAAAATAGGTGGTGCGAAGGTGCGACTGTGAGGCCATACCGGAGGCGACTTTTCGCAGCTTCTGGAAATTCGGTATCCAGAAAATTTCATCGACGTACAGGTCACCGTTGTGACTCTGCGCAGTGTTGGAATTGGTCCCGAGGAAAATCAGCTCTGCGCCGTTGTTGCCGATGACAATCGGGTCGCCTGACAGGTCGACGTCGACCAGACGCGCAAAAGCGATGATGTACTTACGGAAAACGTAAGCCTGCGTTTTACTGGCTGACAAAAATATCTGGTTATGGCCGGTCTTAAGGGCGCGCAGGAGCGCTTCGCGCGCAAAGTAGAACGTTGCGCCAATCTGGCGCGATTTGAGGATGTGGCGAATGCGGTGCGCGATGCCTGCCTTATGCCAGTTGAGCTGATACTCAAACGACTGGTCAAAGAAAATCTCTTCCAGCTTTTCAATCGCTTCTTCACTGAAGAAATTACGTTTCGGCTTTTTGCGATCCCCTTTGTTGCGGCTGGCAATGTTGGGGTTTAAATCCACCTCGTTTCCGGTCTGGGCGTAGCGGTTCACACGCGCGAGGCGCTCCATCTGGCGCGACAGAAAATCAGCGACCTTAAAGTCGTGCGGCGTCAGGTCGGGCTTGGCATAAAGCTGGATGAGACGCGCCTCTAACGTCGACTCAACGCGGTTAATCGGCGCGGTTTCCTCCCATCTATCACGCTGTTTCCAGCTCTGCACCGTGGGGCGCTTGAGTTCCAGCATGTCGCAGATTTGCGGCACGGCGAACCCCTGCCAGTACAACAGCCGCGCCTGTCGTCGCGGGTCATTGAGTAATGAAAGGTCAGTTGAAATGGTCATGCTTACCTCGTTTTGATGTTACGAGGCAAGGCTAAGGAAATGACCGTACTTAATCGCTAAACCCCTGTTGTGTCAGGGGTTGCACTTCCGCAACAGGTGGCTGATGAGGGGCTGAGTCGGGAAACTAACCCCGACCCGAAAACCCAACATCAGGACACCTGAACAATGGCAAAGAAAGTTTCTAAATGGTTTCGCATCGGCGTCGAGGGTGACACCTGCGATGGCCGCGTCATCAGTGCTGATGACATTCAGGAAATGGCCGATACGTTCGACCCGCGCGTCTACGGCTGCCGCATTAACCTCGAACATATCCGGGGGCTGCTGCCTGACAGTCTGTTTAAGCGATACGGCGATGTAGTCGAGCTAAAAGCGGAGGTTATCAGCGATGGCTCTGCGCTCGACGGCAAAAAGGCGTTGTTTGGCAAAATCCAGCCCCTTGACGAGCTGGTCAGCATGGTTAAGGCCGGGCAGAAGGTTTACACCTCCATGGAGATCCGCCCGAATTTTGCCAACAGTGGCAAGTGCTATCTGGTTGGCCTCGCCGTCACCGATGACCCGGCAAGCCTCGGCACCGAATACCTCGAATTCTGTAGCCGCGCCACGCAGAACCCGCTCGCCGGTAAAAAAGACCAGCCGGGCGATCTCTTCTCTGTGGCCTCACTCGCTGAGCTGGAATTTGAAGACGTTCCCGACACCATGCTCAACAGCCTGACCGACAAGGTAAAGGCCATTTTCAGCCGTAAACAGGCCAGCGACGACGCTCGTCTTGCAGATGTGCATGAGGCTGTGACGACCGTCACCGAGCTGGTGCAAAACAACCTCACCGCCACCGACCAGCGCGTCACCGAGCTTGAGACCGAACTGGCTCAGCTTAAGCAGGACGTGACCAGCAAGGCCGAAGAAAGCGCGCAGGCGTTTAACGACCTCAAAAACTCCCTCGATAACACCGAAAGCCAGCGCCAGCCGCGTCGCGAGCTTTCAAAAGGTGGTACGGGCGACGAGCTGCTGACCAACTGCTGATAACCCGCCGGGCGCGCTGCCCGGCCTGATACCTATTACCCGAACAGGAAAAACCATGCGTAAACAAACCCGCTTTAAATTCAATGCCTACCTGACCCGCGTCGCGGAGCTGAACGACATTTCCACCGATGACGTGGCGAAGAAATTTACCGTCGAGCCGTCGGTCACGCAAACCATGATGGACACCGTGCAGGAATCGTCCTCATTCCTTACGAAAATCAACATCGTGCCGGTCGACGAGCTGAAAGGCGAAAAGGTCGGTGTGGGCGTTAACGGCACAATCGCGAGCACCGCCGATACTGACGGCGATGGCGAGCGTGAAACCGCTGATTTTACCGCGCTGGAGTCCAACAAATACGAGTGCGCGCAGATTAACTTTGACTTCCATATCCGCTATAAACAGCTCGACCTGTGGGCGCGATTCCAGGACTTCCAGACCCGTATCCGTAACGCCATTATCAAGCGTCAGGCGCTCGATTTCATCATGGCCGGTTTCAACGGCATTGAGCGTGCCGCAAAATCTGACCGCAAAAAAAATCCGATGCTTCAGGATGTGGCGGTGGGCTGGTTGCAGAAGTATCGCAATGAAGCGCCAGCGCGTGTGATGTCAAAAATCACCGACGAGGACGGCGCGGTCATTTCCGATGTGATCCGCGTGGGTAAAAACGGCGACTATGCGAACCTCGACGCGCTGGTCATGGATGCCACCGGCAACCTGATTGACGAGATTTATCAGGATGACCCGGAGCTGGTTGTCATCACCGGTCGCAAGCTGATGGCGGATAAATACTTCCCTATCGTCAACAAAGAGCAGGAAAACAGCGAGTCGCTGGCCGCTGACATCATCATCAGCCAGAAGCGAATCGGCAACCTGCCAGCCGTGCGCGTGCCTTACTTCCCGGCGAATGCCCTGATGGTGACGCGTCTCGATAACCTGTCTATCTACTTCATGGATGACGCGCATCGCCGCAGCATCATCGAAAACCCGAAGAAAGACCGCATCGAAAACTACGAGTCAATGAATACCGATTACGTGGTCGAGGCATACGCTGCCGGTTGCCTGATTGAAAATATCAAGCTAGGTGACTTCACCGCACCTGCTGCACCGGAAAGCGGAGAGTAAGCCATGACGAGTCCCGCAGCGCGTCACATGATGCGGGTCTCGGCCTCTGAAACAGCGCGGCGGGCTGCTGTCCCGCTGCGCAATGCAACTGCCTATGAGCAGATGCTCGTTAAGCTGGCCGCAGACAACCGCACGCTGAAACAAATCAGATCCAATGAGCGAAAGGCAGACAAAAAGCGCGAGCTGCTGCCGTTCTACCTGCCGTGGGTCGCTGGCGTCCTCGCAAACGGCAAGGGCGCACAGGATGACATCGTCATGACGGTCATGCTGTGGCGTCTCGATGCTGACGATATCGCCGGGGCGCTGGAGATTGCCCGTTACGCCATGACCTGGGGTCTGACCATGCCGACCGGTCGACGTCCTACGCCTTACCTGCTGGCCGAAGAGGTGGCACTGGCCGCGCAGCGCCTGCTTGCTGCAAAACAGCCGGTCGAACTGGCGAGCCTGCTCGACACTATTGCACTGACAGAACGCGCTGACATGCCCGATATCGTGCGCGCAAAGCTGCACAAAATCACCGGCTATGTCCTGCGTGATTCGAATCAACTCCCCGAGGCGCTGGCACACCTGCAACGTGCGATCCAGTTAGAGCGCACTATCGGTGTGAAAAAGGATATCGAGCAGTTAGCGCGCCAGCTCAGGCCAAAACCCGAACCGGCACCAAAAACCAAAACGACTAAACCGCGCACGCGCAAACCTGCCGCTAAACCGGCGGCACGGCGCGGGCGTCCACCAAAGGCGGCAAAAGCCGCAGGTTAACCGAGCGCTCCCCGAGCCGGGCGGCACGCCGGTCAATGCGGGTATCATTTGCCCTGACTGCGACCGGCGTCCACCGCCCACCTATTACCCGAGGTTGTCATGACGACGCTGATTATTGAGCAAAACAAAGAGCCGCAGGATGTGCCGGGCGTGGTGATACCGCCGCCGGGCGTGAGCGAGCCGGTAATCAAAAACACCCCGTTTTTTCCTGATGTTGATCCGAAGCGCGTGCGTGAGGAAATGCGTTTAGAGCAGACCGTTTCCCCTGTGCGCCTGCGCCGGGCAATTAAAACCGCCATCGCAGAGACGAACGCGGAGCTGGGCGAATGGCGCGAGCGTCAGCTCGATGCCGGTTACGCCACACTGGCGGATGTCCCGACCGACAGGCTCGACGGCGAAAGCGTGCGCGTATTCCATTACTTCAACGCCGTGTGTGCCATGACGACCGCCACGCTTTACGAGCGTTTTCGCGGCGTGGATGCGACCGCCAGAGGCGACAAAAAGGCCGACAGCATCGACAGCACTATCGATGAAATGTGGCGGGATATGCGCTGGTCTGTGGCGCGCATCCAGGACAAAGCGCGCTGCATTGTGGGGCAAATCTGATGAAAGCGTATGCGCTACAGGGCGACACCCTCGACGCGATTTGTGTGCGGTACTACGGGCGCACCGAGGGCGTGGTCGAAACCGTCTTAGAAGCGAATCCCGGCCTGTCTGAGCTCGGCGTCATCCTGCCACACGGCACGGCAATTGAACTGCCCGAGACCGACAGCGCGGCCAGAACCGAAACGGTGAATCTATGGGACTGAGTATGGAGAAAATCACCACGTTTATCGCCTACTGGCTGGCCGTCGCGCTGGCGTACCTCGGCGCAATATCGCCCGAAAAGATGGCGCTTTACGTGGGCGGCGGATGCGCCATTTTTACCGCGCTGACGAATTACTGGTTTAAGCGCAAAACGTACCTCTATCTGACGTCACTCGGACTCGACAAGGGGGCTATTCGTGAAATCAATCGTTAAACGTTGCAGTGTGGCCGCAGTGCTGGCGCTGGCGGCGCTGATGCCTGACTTTCGTCTGCTTAACACCTCGCCCGAGGGGCTGGCGCTGATTGCCGACCTCGAAGGTTGTCGCCTGACGCCTTACCAGTGCAGCGCGGGAGTGTGGACGTCAGGCATCGGCCACACTGCCGGTGTCGTCCCGAAAGGGGAAATCACAGAACGTCAGGCGGCGGCGAACCTCGTCGCGGATGTGATGAACGTCGAGAAGCGTCTCGCAGTCTGCGTGCCGGTAGAAATGCCGCAGCACATTTACGACGCGCTGGTCAGCTTCTCATTCAATGTGGGAACCGGCGCGGCCTGCCGGTCGACGCTGGTCTCATACCTCAAGCGTCACCAATGGTGGCAGGCGTGCGACCAGCTCACCCGCTGGGTTTATGTGAATGGCTCAATCAATAAAGGGCTGGAAAATCGCCGCGCGCGTGAGCGTGCTTATTGTATGAAAGGAGTTTCTCAATGAAAAAATTTTTACGTTCTCTGATGTTAGATGTTCTGCTGGCTGTATTCCTGCTATGGGGGCTGGCTTCGCCGCAAAGTGCAGCACTTAATTTTGTTGCAGCGTGGGCGCTGTTTGGCTGTGTTGTCTGTATTACAGCGAGCCTCGCCGGTGTGGCTGTTTTTGACCACTGGCTACGAAATGCGGGGAAAGGTATTCCGGTAAAACCCGGAATAATGAAAATCTTCCGCGCTGTTTTCTGCAACAAGCCCTCAAAGGCGCGTCGCGCATGGTCTCTTATTATTTTTGTCGTAACCATAGGGTGTCTGCTCGGCGCTGGCTGGATCTTTACCGCGCTGCTTTACCTGATTTGCGTCCTGACCTTTACGGGGGTGCGCACCTCATACCGTCAGCGCATTGAGGAGGCGGGGCTGTGTCCAGATTCATTGTGATGTTGATTGCCGCAGGTCTGGCACTGGCGGCTGTGCTCTGGTTAAAGCATGAGAACGGTAATCTTCGGCGCTCATTTGACCGGGCAAATAAGGTCGCGACCGAACAGAAAAACGTGATCGGAATGCTGAAAAATCAGCTTTCCGTTTCGCAGGGAATCGCCAGGCAAAATGAAACCGCACAGGTCAGTTTACGTGGTGAGCTGATTGCTGCCGGTGCGATGGCCGTGCGCCGGGAAGAAACCATTACGAGACTGATGAATGAAAATGAAACGTTACGCCGCTGGTACAGCGCTGAGCTGCCTGATGTTGTGCGCAGGCTGCACACCCGCGCCGGTTGCGCCTCCGCCGGTCATTGTTTACAGCGCCTGCCCGAAAGTGAGCTATTGCCCGATGCCGGGAAGCGACCCGGCCACTAATGGCGACCTGAGTGCAGATATCCGCAGGCTTGAGCACGCGCTCGCCGCCTGCGCGTTACAGATTGAAACCGTCAAAGCCTGTCAGGATAAACTCGATGAAGAAAGCAATCAGCCTGCGAAAAGCGCTAACTGACGCCGTCCCGCAGCTTAAAACCAACCCCGAGATGATGCGCATTTTTGCCGACGAGGGGAATATCGATGCACGGCTCGCGGCCTCCCTGTCCCACGAGAAAATTTACACCCTGAATGTGATCGTGTGCGATTTTGTTGGCGACCCTGATTTGATTTTCGTGCCGGTGGCGGCGTGGCTCAGGGAAAACCAGCCGGATATCTGCACGCTCGATGAGGGGCATAAAAAGGGCTACCGCTTCCAGATGGATTTAAACGACGAGGATACGGTTGATATCAGTATCAGCCTCCAGCTCACCGAGCGCACCATCATCAGGGAGGAAAACGGCGCGCTGCATGTGAGCTATGCCCCGGAGCCGCCACCGCCTGAACCCGTCACGCGTCCAAAAGAGCTCTATATCAACGGTGAACTGGTGAGCAAGTGGGATGAGTGACTTTAAAACCTTTGATAACCAGCTCGCGGGGCTGCTTGCTGCCCTGTCACCCGCAGGGCGTCGGAAGCTTGCCGGTGAGATTGCGAAGCAACTCAGAACGGCGCAACAGCAACGTATCAAACAGCAAAAAGCCCCCGATGGCTCACCGTATCAGGCG